CGTTACTACAGCTGCCACGAACGCAGCAGATATTGAAGCAGTAGCAGACGAAATTAGCAAAGTTGTTACAGCAGCTAACGACTTGAACGAGGCAACATCTGAGATTGATGTCGTAGCAACCAATATTGCAAACGTAAATACAGTCGGTACAGGCATTGCTAACGTTAATACGGTAGCTACAAATATTAATAACGTTAACGACTTCACAGATAAGTATCGTGTTAGTGCGACAGCACCAACCACAAGCCTAGATGTAGGTGATCTGTGGCTAGACACTGCTAACGGCAAGCTAATGGTTTATCATGCCGGCGCTTGGAAAGAAGCAGCTTCATATTTACAAGGTCTTACGTCAACACACACCTTTACTGCTACTGCAGCTCAGACAACTTTCGCAACCGACGACGACAGCAACACTATGTCGATACACTCTAATGGTAACACATTAGTGTTTATGAACGGTGTTCGCTTAGTAGAAGGATCATCGAATGATTACACAATTAGCGGTAATAGCATTGTACTCGGTACTGGTGCTGCTGCTGGTGACATCTTGTACGTGGAAGTATTCACCAAGATTTCACTCACCCAAGAGACATCGCTTGATCAAAAGGTTACTGATGCTCAAACTGCGCAGACTGCAGCAGAAGCAGCTCAAACTGCCGCAGAACTAGCAGAAACAAACGCAGAGACAGCACAGACAGCTGCAGAGACAGCGCAGACTGCAGCAGAGACAGCACAGACAGCCGCTGAGACTGCAGAGACTAACGCTGAGACTGCTGAAACAAATGCTGAAACTGCTGAGACTAACGCGGCTGCTTCGGCTACTGCTGCAGCAAGCTCAGCTTCGGCCGCAGCTACTTCTGCAACTCAAGCTGCTGCATCAGCAGGCGGTGGTACGCTTAAAATTACATCATCAGATACAACAGCAGATACTTTGAATAACAAGCTAACTGCTGGCGATGGTATCACGCTCACTCTGACTAACTCAGGTGGCGACGAAGAATTAGAAGTAGCAGTAACAACGCCTTTTGGCTTAACAGAAAGCTACGTAACAGCAACAGCAGGCCAAACCACATTTAGTGTTACTTATACTGCCGGTCAGATCCAAGTGTTCATGAACGGTATTAAGTTAATTGTTGGTCAGGATTTTACAGCCACAAATGGAACTAGTGTCGTGCTCGCATCAGGCGCAGCAGCAGGCGATGTAGTTGAATTTGCGGTTTATGGTTAGGAGTAAGAAATGACAAAAGCTCGCTTAATGGCAGACCTGATCGACAATAGTGGAGATGTCGTTCTTGGTTCACTAGACAACGTACCAGCAGCAGATCTGGTTAACGATACATCTCCGCAACTTGGTGCAAACCTAGACACTAATACTTACGCTATTGAATTTGGCGCAAGTGGTTGGTCAATGGCACTTAGCGGCACCGACCTAGTATTTAGCTATGGCGGTACTGCTAAGATTAAATTTGCATCAGATGGAGAGATCGTAACAGTAGACGACGTAACAGCCTTTGGCACAGTTTAATGGAGTGACGCATGGCTATATCAAGCACAGGCTCAGTCAGCTATTCGCAAGTACGTAATGAATATGTAGCCGCTTCTGGTAGCGTAAGTGCGTCACAACTTTATCGTGGTGGCACATACGTTAAAGGCAATGCTGCAGACAATTTATCTACTAATTTAGCTGCATCAGTCCCGACAACTGGCACTATTACTGCTGACAATTTCAGAGGCACTGCAAAAGGTTTTAGATACACCTACACAGCAGATGCTACTGACCAAAACATTAGCGCACTATTCGGTGACGACTATGACTTAGATTATCCCAAGGAAGTTGTGATCGACTCAGGTGTTGAACTCGGTGCAACATCTACGACAGAAGAAGCACTTGAAGCTGATACTGCAAACGGTGGTCTTGTTGGCACACTGACAATCACAAACAACGGCACTATAACTGGCCGTGGTGGTGCGGCTGGTGCTGATGGTGGTGATGCATTTGAAGCCAATGTCACATGTACTTTCGTAAACAACGGCACTGTTCGTGCTGGTGGTGGAGGAGGCGGTGCCGGTGGTGCTGGTGGTCGAGGTGGTACTGGCGGTCAAGGCCGCACTTCTTACACCTATTATACCTATAGCGGTGATCAGGGGTTCAACAACCAATATCAATGGAACGTCACAACATACACCTATTCTGCTCAGTATTTTCTAGCTATCAGATGGGGTGGCAACTGGGTTCAGTCTCAATATAATAACGCTACTGGCAGTCCATCATGGGGCAATGTGACTTCTGTTGTTGGTGGTCAATATCAAAGGCGTGGTCAGGTCGGAAGCACTGTTGCCAATTATGGCCTTCAGAACTGGCAATATAAAATCAGAAGGCGTTACACCAATACTGGATACAATTATTATTCTGGTGGCTCTGGTGGATATGGCGGTGCTGGTGGCGCTGGTGGCATTGGTGCTGGATACCAGCAAACGGCTGGCACAGGTGGTTCTGGTGTTGGTGGTCAAAGTGGAAACGGTGGTCAGACTAACGCTGGCACAGGCGGTACTGGTGGCACAGGCGGTGTCGGTGGTGCTGGTGGTACATTTGGTGCGGCTGGTACAAATGGTTCTACAGGAAACACAGGCGCAACTGGTGCGTCAGGAAACTACACAGGTGGCTCTGGTGGACAGGCTGGCAGTGGCGGTTCATCTGCTGGCGCGGCTGGCAAATATCTCAGAGGAGCATCTAATGTTACATTCACAAATAATGGCACTGTCCAAGGAGGTACAGCATAATGAGTATAAATTATACTGTCGATGAAATCACAAACAATGTTGCGAAGGTTCGCTTTGACGATGGCACATATATCTATGTCGAGCTTAAATCAGACTGGACTGAAGCAGAGTTCGATGAACAGGTAGCATGGGCGGCACCCCCACAGGTGAAGGGTGGAAGCGGTACACCTACATTCTTAGCCGAGGGTGCTTCTCGTACTGCGGCCGAACAGCCAGAGCCTGCATTACCAGACCCGACATGGCTCGATAATAGATTGACAGCTTACGGCACACCAGAACAGCAACTTGAGTACATCACTGAAAATGGTTTATCTGCATGGCAAACGAAGGTCACGCAAATTAAAGCCGACAACCCAAAGCCATCGGAATAAAAATATGATTGAGAGCCAAAGTGCCGTGGTAAGCATAGAAGAAATTAGGGTGCAGACTGTAAGTCACCTATTCAAATCTCTCTTACCAGATGAGTGCAAAAAAATTGTTTGCGATGTTTTCGAAAAAGCAGACACATCTTTTAATGATGAAAAACAAAATGACAACCTTCTGAAAACAGACAGGACAGGGTGGGTAGTACACGAAGAATATCAAGAATTGCATCCCGTGTTAGATGTAATTTTCGACACTTTGAACAACGCCTTTCAGCAAATAGCTATGGCTGAAAATTTCGCTTTCGGCGTTGAGCTGAATGATAGTTGGATTGCACGAAGCAGGGAAGGTGCGGTTGTTGACCCGCATCATCATGGGCTTGTACCTAATCGCTGGTCGTTTTGTTTCTATGCAAAGATACCTAGCGGCAAATCTTCAATCACATTCATGGACAATAATCTTTCTCAGAAAGTTGTCATCCATGTGCAAGAAGGCGATTTAGTTTGGTTCCCTTCTTACTTAACCCACTACTCTGTAGATACAGAGGACGGTAGGATTATCTATTCTGGCAATAGCCATATAATTACTGGCCAGCCGCAAGCAATAGAAGAACAGCCGCTAACACAAGAACAACTTGACGAGCAAAAGGTGTACTAATGGAACCGAATGATATAGCCATAGCGGCTGGGGGCGTTTCTGCCCCTTTATGGCTGCCTGCTCTCAACGAGTGGGTAGCATTATTTGTTGGAATTATGTCGTTATTTTACCTCGGCATTAAACTCTGGAATTTAAGAAAATGAGCAATGTTATAAAACTAAAGAGATCGACCACTGCAGGCGATGTCCCTACCTCTTCGGATTTAGCGACAGGCGAAGTAGCTCAAAATTTAACTGACAGAAAACTGTACGGCTATGACGGAACAGATATTGTTAGGTTCGATGGCGCATACATAGCTGCTGCAGCACCTTCAAATCCAGTAGAAGGTGACCTTTGGTACGATACAGTAAACGATCAGCTAAAAGCGTATGATGGTACCGACTTCAACGAAGTTGGCATACAGACAGTTACGCTTACAAACTGGACAATTACAGAAACATCTGGAGACCTGTACTTTGCTACAGGTGGAACAAACAAGATGAAGCTCGATAGTGCTGGCAACTTGACTGTTGTCGGTTCTGTTACTGCATCAGGTACAATATAAATTAGGAGGGCCAGCGGAGGAATATATGCTGGCTGAACTGGCAGCGGCTAATGCAGCTTTCAGTATCGTTAAAAAAGCGGTGATGAACGGTAGGGAAATTACGGATTGCTTGAAGTCTGTAAATGACTTCGTCAACGCTAAGGACATCCTACAGAAGAAGGGCAATAAAAAGAAAAACTCTATATTCAACGGTAACAAAGCTGGAGACGACTTAGAGGAATTTATTGCCCTCGAGAAAATCAAACAACAAGAAGCAGAGCTACAGCAGATCATGATTTATCATGGTCGCCCTGGCTTATGGCAAGACTGGATTAAGTTTCAAGCCAAAGCTCGAGTAGCAAGGCAGAAAGAAATCGAACGCAAGGTAAGAGAGCGCAAGAAATTAATACACGACTTAACTGTTTGGGCATTGATTTCTGGCTGCGTAATTGTCTTAGCACTTGTTGGCATACTAATTTACAAAGGGAGCACGATATGATCGCTGCACTAATACCACAACTAATGCCACTGCTTGGCACTGTTGTCGATAAAATGGTACCCGACAACGTTCAAAAACAAGCAGTGAAGCTAGAACTAGAAAAAGCTCTAGTCGATAATGCTAACAACATTAATCTAGCGCAGATTGACGTAAACAAGGAAGAAGCAAAACACCAAAGTATTTGGGTAGCTGGCTGGCGGCCTGCCATTGGTTGGGCATGTGCAGCTGGCATTGGGTGGCTTTTTATAGCGCACCCTATCGCACTATGGGTAATGCACTTAGCAGGATACCCAGAAATGATGATGCCTACTATCAACACTGAAATTCTACTTGAGCTAACGTTCGCTATGCTTGGCATGGCTGGTCTGCGTACATTCGAAAAGCTCAAGGGAATTACTAAATGATAGACGCGCAGCACATCACAATATTCTTACAAGTATTAACTCTAATCGCTGTCTGTATGAACACAGGCGTAAACATCGTGTATAGGCTGAAATAATGATGAATAAACTAGTTAAGCAGCTTATCCGTCACGAAGGCATAGAACTCAAACCGTATAAGGACACAGTTGGTAAGTGGACAATCGGCATCGGCAGAAACCTCACAGACGTTGGTATAACAGAGCAAGAAGCAAAACACCTACTAATGAACGATCTCGCTCAAGTAGATTTGCAAATAGAACACCACATGCCATGGGCGACTCAGTTAGACCCAGTGAGATACGACGCGCTGATGAACTTCGTCTTCAATGTCGGGATAGGAACAGCTCTCAAATTCAAAAACGCAATGGCAGCGCTAAAGGCGTCAGATTTCGACACCGCGGCAGCAGAGCTGCTCG